CGAGAGAACTCACTGGCCCACAAGTTCAATAGTTCGCGAAAGCCCTCGGGTGAATAGGAGTCCCAACCTTTTTCTCCATCGAACCTGAATGAATTAATTGTGTTTTTCTCATAGGTGTGAAAGTTCGTGTCGCGGGCAATGTTGAATGGCGGATCGGTGAGGACCAAATCGATGGACCCATCCGGCAGCCATAGGTAGTTGTCGTCGTTCACTGTTAGCGCTGTGCCGACGAGAGATGTTGTTCCCTCGCCAAGCAGTCCCTGTATTTGTTCGAGATTCATTGATTTCCTTATGGCTTCCGTCTATTTATGTTACAACCCGCATGTGACTCGGCGAGTATCTACAGCGTGGCCCAACGGTACGGCGCTGGCCTCATAAGCCAGAAGTTCGGGTTCGACTCCCGACGCTGCCACCAAGCAGTTTGGTTAAAGCCCATTGAGCATTTTGGCCAACAGACACTTAATCATGCTCAATTTTGCATGCTCCGTTATGGTGCAAAATCCTGCACAGGTGTTAACACGTCCGGTTATCTGTCAACACTTTGGTAAGCCTGACTTTACAAAAACCCACTTATAAAAACTTGACAAGGTTCTAGGCTACCGACTATACTTTTTCTCGTGGAACAATCCACCATTAGGAAAATCCTGATGCCGACACTTTGTAGCTTACAGCACAACAGTCGATGCCCCTAGGTCCCCCGCCTGGGGGCGTTGTGCTTTTTACAGCAGAAACCCCGACCCAGTTGTCATCGGACCGGATCGGGGCTTCTTCGTTGAGCTAGCGGGGAAAGGAACCGCTGTTCTCAGTATAGCGTATACTTTAAGGTATGACGGTAATAGCGGCCATTAAGACTTCCACGGGCGTGGCCATTGGTGGGGACTCCGGAGCGTTTGAAGAAACTGGCTCTCTGAAGATGCACAGCTCTGACCCCAAGGTGTTTAAGTTTGGCCTCTGGCTTGTAGGTGGGGCCGGTTCCTTCAAGGTACTCAACCTCATCGCCAAATCAACTAACGGCGAACCCTACGCCCTGGCTGCATACCTGCAAAAGGAAATGACCGGCGACCCTGGAGACTGGTCGGTACTTTGCGCCTCTGGTGCGGGCATCTATGAAATCTCGTCGGACTATAGCGTGGTGAGATACAACGAGCCATACGCCAGCGTGGGTATCGCTGCTGAGCTGGTCACCGGCTCCCTCGCCTCTCTCTCTGCCCTCAAAGGCTGGACACCGAAAGACATAATCACCCGCGCCATGCAGGTGGCAGTCAAACACTCAACAGGGTGCGAAGCACCTATCAAGATTTTTAACTATAATTTTTAAGGTGCATACACACTTATGGAAAATACACGTATCTACGAGGACTTGGGTTTACTGCGAATGTGGATACAAGTTTCCGATTCCACCGGAAGCAACAGGGTCGAAGTATTCTGGTCCGGTTCCGGAGAAGTTCCAACCAAAGGAGAATGATGCCCCTAAAGAAAGGGAAATACAGCAAGGCTATTTCGTCTAACATTAAGACTGAAATGGCCGCAGGTAAGCCACAGAAGCAGGCTGTTGCCATTGCTCTTAACACCGCTAATAAGTCAAAGAAAAAAAAGTGAGCCGAGCACGGTTCGTTGACTCGCAAACTGGCGAAGACATCTACCTGTACGACAATTACACTCGCGTGTATTACTGCTTGTTCTGCCGAGAATACGGGAAGCAAGCGGAGCTGTACAACGTGGCTGAAATGATTGACCACAAGTTCAAGGTCCACCACAAGGCGTACATTAACGACAATAATTTTATTGTGCGCTACGAAATCCGTCCAGGGCATGAAACGTTTACAAAGTTAATGAGTGTATGAGCGACTTCGAAAAGATTGTTAACGAGATACTGGAACTCCACAAACGTAAGTCTGCTGACTACGGCAGGAGCCACGATCCTTTTGCCAACGTTAGGGCGTCAGAGGATTTTGGTATCCCAGGCTGGGTAGGGTGCGCCGTTCGAATGAATGACAAGATGCGCCGACTCCAGGCCGCCGCTCAGGGCAGTTCTATGCAGAATGAGTCGATAGAAGATTCGTTCTACGACCTTGCTGTATACTCTGTGATAGGTTTATTGTTGTATCGACAAGCAAAGGAAAACCATGAAGATTAAGGCAAACGACGTTGCGACCCACCTCACCACACTTGCGACTACGGCAATTACCGTACTTGCACTTGTTCACCCAGGTTTTAGGGTTCCAGCAGTAGCCGAAGGACTTATTGCTTCTGTAAGCATTATTGTTACTGGTGCTCTTGAGGCATACCACTTGCTTACCAAGCGTCAGTTCCAGGCCGCTATTGCCACCATCGCCGCTACCACCAAGAAGGTAGAGACAAACGTTACGGCGTCGGCAGACACAAATGCCCCAACAGCCTGACGAGAAAAGCATTGCAAGTTCACTGAAGCAATGGATTGAAATCAACATTAGCCAGTTTCTTTCTGGCCTGGATTTGCCCCACGATGAGTCGTGGGGTATTCCAGTTGTTGAGGACTACGTTCTTGTAGTTGCCGTGAAGGACTACAAGGATGGTGGCGTGGGTGTATTCACGTTGTCAGACGCGTCCTCGGCTAATTACCGTATTCGCGGTCTACTCGAAACCGCTATTGATAATTAAATGGCTGTAAGTGCAATTCAACGTAAGAAGTATGTAGAGGCTCGCTCTGCGGGCTTGTCTATTGCTGAAGCGTCACGCAAGGCGAAGTTTTCCGAGTCCACCGGACATCGTGTAGAGAAGGCTTTGCAGAACCTACGAGTGAGTGACGATGTTGACTCATCTGCTCGTAACTACCGTGAACTGAAGAAGGAAGCCAAGCTCGAAGGCCCGAAGCCCAAGGATAAGTTAAGCCCAGAAGCAAAACGAGCATTAGAGGACTTTGGGTATTTCCGTCAGCGTTACTTTGGCCGTATCTCCACTCCGTGGCAGGAAGAAGCCGGTAAAGCCCTTGTATCCTTGCTGGAGTCTGACGAGAAAGAATACGTGGTAATGAACATGCCACCAGGTTCCGGTAAGACGACCCTGCTCCACGACATCACTTGTTGGATTATCTGCCGTAATCGTGCTGTCCGTTTGTTGACTGGCAGTGCGACGATGAGCCTGGCTAAGCGCAACTTGATGCGTGTTCGCCGTTCTCTAGAGCGTGTTATCCCAGAACTTGCCGATGATGCCTTGAAAGCCCGTGGTCTGGCCGTTGACGCTGAATCTACAATGGCGTTGGACTTTGGCCGTTTCAAGCCACTCGACAAGGAAATGTGGACGAACGAAGCGTTTATCGTTATGCAACCTGAAGATTCTGGTGCAATTAGCGAAAAGGAACCGACCCTAAGTGCCTACGGTATGGACTCAGGATTCATCGGTGGCCGTTTCGACGGTTGCTTTTGGGACGACCTTGTAGACCCTCGTAAGACACGTTCTGCCGACCAGCGCGAAGCGATAGAGGACTGGTATCAAGACGTGGCAGAGTCTCGACTGGAACCTGCTGGTATGCTGGCTCTTATCGGTCAGCGTCTTGCTGCTGACGATCTTTATCGTTTTGCACTTGACATGGAGCAACCATTAGACGACGAGGAAGAACTCCTCGATTCTGGTATGTCCGAGGAAGAAGTTGCGAAACTTCGTTCCAACAAGAAGTATAAGCACCTTCTCTACAAAGCACACTACCTTGACAAATGCTCGCCTGAATACCACAAACGCACGTCGCCAGCTTATCCGGTTGGGTGTCTCCTGGACCCTCGACGCCTCTCGTGGCGTGATGTCTCCAACCTTATGTCGAACCGAGGAGAACGGTTCTCAGTTGTGTATCAGCAAGAGGACTTGGACCCCAGCGAAGTGCTTGTGCGAAACGAATGGGTCTTTGGCACAGGAGACTCTCCAGGCTGTATAGACCGCGACCGAGACATCTGGGAGATTCCGCGTGGTCTGAACCCCCACGATTGTCTTATGATTGCCACGGCTGACCCGTCGCCGTCAAACTTCTGGGCTATTCAATGCTGGCTGTATCACCCAGATTCCCAGCAACGTTTCCTGATTGACCTGGTGCGAACGAAAATGGAAGCGTCCAAGTTCCTTGACTACAACATAAATGACGGTAAATACACCGGAATTATGGAAGAGTGGCAGAACCTGTCCGAGTCTATTGGGTTTCCCATTCAGTATTGGATTGTGGAAAATAACGCCGCCCAGCGGTTCATGTTGCAATACGACTACGTAAAACAGTGGCGTCAGAGCCGTGGTGTGGAAATCGTCGGACACAACACCAACTCGATTAACAAGTCTGACGAAACGCTCGGTGTGACGGTGTTACAGCCCCACTACCGCTTCGGTCGTGTACGATTGATGGGTAAGGGTGAAGGAAAAGTTCGCTCCATGAAACTTATCGATGAGGTTACAAAATACCCTAACGGAACACGCACAGACGACTGTGTGATGGCCCAGTGGTTTCTAGAGTGGAACCTTCCTAACCTGTACATACCAAAGGTAGTTCAAACCCCCGCATGGCGACCATCGTGGGTCAAGTCATCCGTCCCTAAGACATTGAGGTTGTAAGTGGCTCTTCCATCAGATCAAGAAAAGGCCGCGGCCCAGATTGTAACTCTTTACCAGGAGCGACGTAGGGACCGTGGTGGACTCTTCGGGAAGATGGAAGAAATCCGTCGCCACTATAACGGTGACATTATCATCCCGCTTCCCGAGCTGGACGACATGGAAAAGCCAGCAATCCCTAACCTGATTGCACAGGGAATTGACCAGTTTGCTATGCGCGTCGCCTCGGTCATGCCGGACATTGCTTACTTGCCAGTACGCCCAGGTATTCAAGTATCTGAGAACCGTGCTCGCGACCGTCGCCTTGCCAACCTTGGTTGGTGGGACATGAATAAGATGGGTACGAAGCTCCGTCGCCGTGCTCGCCACCTGACCGCCTACGGTATGTCTGCCGTGACTCTTTCGCCAGTCTCTATCTACGGGGACGACAAGCGCAACATGCCCCACTGGAGAGTCCGTAATCCACTCTCAACCTTCCCAGCGCCAATGCTCGACCCCGACTCGATGGAGCCATCGGACTGTATCTTCGTCGACCGACGACCACTCGGTTGGCTTCGCCAGAACTACCCAGCCCAGATGCAGGTGCTCTACCGTGGCAACAAGGGCGACTCAGACATGTTTGAAGTCCTGGAGTACATGGACTCCGAGGAGACAGTTCTTGTAGCCGTTGGTGCTGAAAGGCCCAAGGCCGACGCTTACACCGTTGAAACCGGAAAGGGTATCGCCAGCCACGTTATCTTGGAGCGTATCCCTAACCGCGCTGAAGTAAGCCCAATCGTTATCGCTGGACGTATTACGCTTGACCGCTTGCAGGGCCAATTCGACCAAATGCTTGGAACGTACCAGCGTATGGCTAAACTAGATGCTCTTGACCTTATTGCTCGCTTCAGAAACGTGTTCCCCGACGAATGGATTGTGGGCAATGGGGCAGCCACGCCACGCGTCATCTCTGAAGCAAATGGAAAGGAAGGAATCCGTGGAATCCTCCACAATGCCCAAATCGAAGTCACTCACCTCCAGCCTGGATCGACAACTGACGATGCTCTCGATCGCATGGAACGAGCGCAGCGCCTCACAGCAGGTATCCCTGCCGAGTTCGGGGGAGAGTCTCCAACTAACGTTAGGACGGCTCGCCGCGGAGAAATGGTCATGTCCAACACCGTCGACATGCCAATCCAAGAGTACCAGGAAATCTTTGCTAACTCGTTGGAAGCGGAAAACCGTCGAGCAGTAAAGATTATGAAGGCATACTACGGCAACAAGCCAAGTATGTTCTTCATGGGAACTGATGGTAAGGTAATCAACAATGACTACACCCCCAACGAAACATTCGAGACTGACCTCTCTTATGTCAAATACTCAATGCCTGGATCAGATGTTAACGGCATGGTTATTGCAATCGGCCAGCGTGTTGGTACTGGCATTATGTCAACTCAGACCGCACGTGAAATGGACCCAGCGATTGAGGACCCAATCCGAGAACGCGACCAAGTAGAAATTGAATCCCTGCGTCGTGCCATGCTTGCCGGTCTGGAACAACAGGCATCACAAGGCCAGCTCGACCCCAGCATCATTGCCGAAATTGCTACCGCCAAGGCTGAACGTCACGTCACCTTGGAGCAGGCACTCATCAAGGTGCACAAGGAACAGCAAGAGAAGCAGGCCGCTCTCGCTAACCAGCAACAGCAGATGGCACAGCAGGGTGGCCCACAGGAAGCAACACCTGACATGCAACACGGTATTGGTGGCGCAGCAGCCATGCAGGGCATTGGCGCACCTATCCCTGCACCACAGCAAGGCCCAGCAAACTTAAGCGACATGCTCAATTCTCTCCGTCGCCCATCTAAAGAATCACCAGCAGAATCCGGTTTAACCGCACCACAAGGACAATAATCTATGCCACGTACAGGTAGGGGTGGTGATCGTCAAGGCACAATCGGTCAAGCGTACAGCAACCGTACTGACCTTAACGCATCGATGCCAGTAGCAACACAGACAGGCCAGGATTACGGACAGGCTGCAGCACAGCAAGCCGCTCAACGCGCAATCCCAGTTGCCTCACAACCACTCGATGGTATTAAGTCCAACCCAATTACTCAGGGCGTAAACCAGCAGGCTCCGACTCCACAGCCTCAGACTATTACCGGCCAGATGCCACAACAGCAGGTCTACCCAGGTGAACTGAAGTTCGACCACCCGACTGATGCACCGGAAGAACCAATCACAGCAGGTATCCCAATAGGTGAAGGTGCAGGCCCAGAGGCTTTGCACACGTTCGCGCCACAATTAACAAAGACACTAGAGCAGATGGCCTCGGCTCCAGGGGCTTCAGCAATGGTAATGGACTTGGCACGCGCTGCTAGAAACATTGGTCTGTAATGGGCTCAGGA